GTGGCGACCCCCATTCGCTGGGTTAGAAACCCTCCCCCGTCCGGGCCGTTGCGGGCGTGGCGTTGGCGAGTTCCAGCAGGACATCCCCATGGCATGGCAGCGGCGCGCACCAGCAGACCAGATCGCGCCCGCGCAGTTCCGACAGATCCGCCACCAGCTGCGGCTGGTCGCACAGCCACTGCCGATACCGTGCGATCGCGACCGCGTGCGCCTCTGTGGTCGCGGCGGACGGCTTGAACGGGTTGCCCCACCGACTGCCCGCCACGCGAGCGCGTGGCACTGCTCGGCCAACATAGACGGCGCCATCTGGGATGCGTCGTCCGGGACAGCTCCGGATGTTCAGGACGCGTGCGATCACGCTGCGCGGCCGCCGGGCCAGTAGCGATGCAGCGCCTTTGCCAACGGCATCCCGGTTCCCTTCCATTTCGGCATGCTCGCTGCCACCAACGACATAAGCCGGGCATCCCGGTTCATCGCCTCGCCAGAGCGGCGCAGGATTAGGACGGCCTCATTGAACTGATCCTGAGTGAGATCATCGGGAGGGCAGCCTTCCTCGATCGCAACGGCCAGGACGCGAGCTGGCTCGGCCTCGGCCGAGAGCTGGTCAGTTTCACCTCGTGACCACTCCAATGCCATCAAGACTTCGGCTGCGGTCATCTCGCGCAACGTGCGCTGCACTGGCTTGCCTTCAGTGTTGAGGTAGAGCGTGAACCGCTCATTGAGCGCTGTCGGAGTGATGATATCTGCGGCCATGGCCTCCTTCGCCTCCCAAAGTATTGTGGCGCAGAATGCGACACGGGCATGACGCATAATGCGTCACTAGACTTGCAAGATACGTCAGCATTGCTTGCAGAACACTGCGTTCCATTTCGGCACTGCTTGACGTGCCGCCCCCGATTAGATCACCATTCTCACTGTGGCAACAGCAACCGACATCGCTCCGGGAGACGTGCGGATCGATTACCACGATCGGCGTTACACGATCCGCGACGCGGCCTTTCTCGCGCGCCTCGCCCTGAGGAACGTTCAAAACTGGCAAGCGCGGGGACACTTCAGCGTCGGTGCGAAGCACCAGGCAACGGGCCGTTGGCTGTTCAGCCTCTGGGACGTGTTGCAGCTGGCGGTGATGTCCGATCTGTGCCGCGAGGGCCTCGACTTAGGACCGCGCAAAGCATCGCGCATTGCGGAATTCGTGGTCGCGGAGGCGAAGAAGAACCTCGCGCAGCCCAATAAAGGTTTCAGACGAAACCTCAACGTGCTGGTCGCCTGGGACGAGAACGGCGGGATGCTGTTGACCGCTGCCGACATCAAACATCCGGGCAACTACTATCCGCCGATCGGCAACGATGACTACTCGCCACTGAGGCGACCGATCATCAGCATCCCTGCGACATCGATGGCGCTCGACCTGGGGATCCGCACCGAGGCACTCGCCGCACACAACGCCAGAGCGGAGGCACCGACACATGTCTGAAGCAACACTGACCACAGCCGAGGCCTGCGCGCTGCTCGAGCTAGATCAGGAGCAAACCTCGTTGCTGTTGGCAGGACCGTTCGCACCCGATGCATGCGGTGCGGTCACGCTGCGCCAGGTTCTCGGCTGCGCGCTGATCTATGCGTTGCCGATGTTGAGCGGACACGACGCGGTGCGAATCGCGCTGTCGGCATCATTGGAAGCACGAGCCGATGCGCGTCGCATCCTGGCAGTGGGCTGGCGCGGCAACACGCCCTGCGGCTGTTGGCTGAGCGGTAACGTCGAAGCCTCTGAACTGCGAAGGCCGCTGCTCGCACTGCCCGCCGATCACCTGTTGAGCCACTTCGAAACGCGCCTTGCCGAACACCGCGCCGCTGCGAAGCGGCTGAACTGAAAGGACACCAAATGACTACGCTGCGGCAATTGCTTGAGCAGCGCACCTCGCTGACCGAGCGGATGCGCGCCATTCACGCGCCACATGAAGGCAAGGCACTGCCCGAGGCCGAGCAGCGTCAGTTCGATGCGCTGCGCGCCGAGCTTGAGCCTTTGACGCAGGCGATCGATCGGCAGGCATTGATCGACGAGCTCGACCGGCGCGCGGGCGGGACACCGCTCGATGGTGGCGGCGATGCAAGCTTCGACAAGCTCGCCTCGCAAGTGACCGTGCTGGACGTGATCCGCGCACAGATGGGCGGCACCGATGCAGCAGCGGGCCGTGCCCGCGAAGTCTCAGCGGAGCTTGAGAGGCGCAGCGGGCGCAAGGCCGAGGGCCTCTACTTTCACATGGGCCAAGCGCGCGAGCAGCGCGTCTTCACCACAACGCTGCCCGCCGGCGGTCCTGGCGGCGCGTTGATCCAGACCGACGTCTCACCGAACCTGATCGACCGGTTGCGCGAGAAGATCGTGGTCCGCGCACTCGGCGCCACGGTGCTGACCGGCTTGATGGGCAACCTGTCGATCCCGCGACTGAAGGCATCGGCCAGCGGGACGTGGGTCGCGGAGAACAACGCGATCCCGCCGAGTGATCCGCAGACGGACGGCGTCGGTTTCACGCCGAAACATGTCGGCGGCATCGTTGAGATCTCGCGCAACATGATCCAGCAACCGAGCCTCGACGTGGCGCGCATGGTCGAGGATGACCTGTCGAAGATCATCGCGGTTGCGATCGACGCCGCTGCGCTTGTCGGTGGCGGCGCCAATCAACCGAGCGGCCTGCTGAGTGCATCGAGCGGCATCACCATTGTGCCGATCGCCGCGGTGGGTGGCCCGCCGACTTGGGACGCGGTCATTGCGCTGATCGCTGCCGTGGACACCAGCAACGCCCTCGTCGGTGGCTCGCTCGCCTTTGCGACCAACGCCAAGGCCGTCAGCAAGATGCGGCGCACTATCAAGACGAGCGCCGACACCGCGAGCAATTTCATTCAGACCGATCCGAACGCGCTGGCCGGTTATCCACTCGCCTCGACACAGCTTGTGCCATCGAACGGCACGAAGTCGACCGGCACCAACCTCTCGGCGCTGATCTTCGGTGACTGGAGCGGGCTAGTGCTGGGCTTCTGGTCGGAACTCGACATCCTCGTGAACCCGTTTGAAAGCACGGCCTACAGCAAGGGCAATGTCCAAGTTCGTGCGATGGCGACTGCGGATGTTGGCATCAAGCATCCCCTCGCCTTCGCCGCGATCACCGACATGGTGACCGTCTAAACGTGCGCGACGCCCTCGAGTATCGCGTCGCTGCCGAGCTGCGCGTTGTCGCGGGCCGCAAGCTTGGCGGCTATGCCGCAGTGTTCTCGACACCAACGAAGATCGGGGGCTTTACCGAAACCATCATACCGGGCGCATTCCGCGCCACGCTGGCGACGCGCAGCGACGTGGTGGCACTGGTCGACCACAACCCGGCGCAGCTACTCGGTCGCACGGCGAGCGGCACGTTGCGGCTTTCTGAAGACGCGCGCGGCCTCGCCTTCGAACTGGACGTGCCCGCCACGCAGCTTGGAAACGACATGCTCGCCCTGGCGCAGCGCAGCGATCTTGGCGGCATGTCTTTCGGTTTTCATGTTCCGCCTGGTGGTGACGCGTGGCCCGCCCGAGACGTGCGCGAGCTGCGCGCAGTGGATCTGATCGAGGTGTCGATCGCGCAGGCGTGGCCAGCGTATCCGGACACCACGATTGCGCTGCGTGCTCGCGAACAGTCAGCGAAAGACGCAGAATCTGCGAGCTTCGCCTTGCAGAGCCTTTCCCCCGACGCCCGATCGCGCTTCCTGGCCATGCTCTGATGGGCCTGCTCGCGCGCATCTTCGGCAGGACGCCGGCGACGGAACAGCGCGACATGTCTTGGTCGATGGGCGTGGCCTACGGCTACAGCCTCTCACGCGGTGCGAGCGCTGTGCCAGTCGCAGAGGCCGAGAACCTCGCCGCCGTGCTTGGATGCGTCGAGCTGATCTGCGGCGCTGTGGCGAGCCTGCCCGCGTCCCTGGTGATCGATACCGCCGATGGCCAGCAACCGGCGCCACCGACTGCACCAGCTTGGCGACTGCTCGACCGACCAAACGAGCAGCAGAGCTGGCCCGCTTTCGCCTCGTGGATCGCCGCGCAATACCTGTTGCAGGGCAATGGCGTTGCGGCGCTGCAGTTTGATGGTCGCGGCGCGGTGTCGGGCCTTCTGCCCGCGCCCTGGCCGTGGCTACAGCCGATGATCATCGACAGCGCATCGGGCACGCGGCTGGTGTTCGACGTGCTGCGCGGCCTGCCCGAGGCGCGGCTGATCGGTCTGCCTGATCGACTGCTCGACAGCGACGTGATGCATGTCCGCAACCGCAGCGATACCGGACTCATCGGTCGCAGCGTGTTGAGCCGCGCACCTGGGCCAGTGCGCGAGGGCATCACGACCTCGACCATGGCGCAGAAGAACTGGGAGAACGGCGCGCGACCTTCGATGGTTTTCGAGATCGAAAAATTCCTGCCAGAGGCGCAGCGCAAGCGGTTCGACGAAGAAACGAAGGAGAAGCTCGTCGGCGCCATCAACAGCGGGGGATGGGCGCTGCTTGAGGGCGGCATGAAGGCCAAGGGCGTGTCGCTGTCATCGGTCGACGCCGAATTCCTGTCGACGCGCAACTACAGCATCGGAGAGATCGCGCGCATCTTCAAAGTGCCCGAGCCATTGGTCCTGCAAGGCCCGCGCGCCATCGCGGATCTCAGCCCCTACACCACGGCGTTTTATCAACAGGCTGTCGTGCCCGTCATCGCGGCGATCGAGAGCGAGTTCTCCTATCGCGTGCTGCCGCCTGGGATGCGCCTGGTCATCGATGCTGATGGCGCGATGCGCGGGAGCTTCGCCACCGCAGTCGCTGGTCTGACCGCTTTGAAGCAGAGCGCGATCATCACCGCGAACGATGCGCGTGAGGCGATGGACTGGCCACCGGTCGAGGGCGGCGACGTGCTGTCCGTTGGGCCTGCGCCGAGCTATCCGCCCGACGCGTCAGGCCTGCCCGCGATGCACCCGTCGCCTGGGCCAGCGGACGACCAGCCGCAGCTTCCGAGCCACGGCAACAGCGGACGCAAGCCGAATGGCAGCGCGGTGATGCAATGACCGCCTTGCGAATCGGCGCGCACGAGCCTGA